TGAGGATTTTCGCCAAATCAATATGCGGACCACAGATGGAATAATAATTGATTTCAATCCATCAGATCCGGTGCATTGGATATATGATGAAATTATTCCACGAGATGATTGCGATACTTGGATTACAACCTACAAGGACAACAAATTTCTATCTTCTGAATTAGTATTCGAGATTGAAAGAATGCGTGAACGTGATCCCGATTATTGGAGAGTTTATGGTGAAGGTCAAAAAGCGGTTTTTTCAGCAAGACAGATTTTTACAAATTGGAACTTTATCCCTTATGTTGATTTCCCGGATATGGATCAAGCGATTATTGGATTGGATTTTGGATATTCAAACGATGAAGCGGCAGCAACTTTGATTAAGAAAGTAAATGACAAAATTTATATTCACGAGATTTTATATAAAAAAGGGATGACAAATGGCGATCTTTTTAAATACTTTGAATCTGAAGGGTATGGAAATTTATTGTTTTATGGCGATTCAGCAGAACCAAAATCAATAGAGGAGTTGAGGAGGTTGGGATTGATGATTAAAGGAGCCATCAAAGGTTCAGGTTCAATTAATTCAGGAATATCGTTTTTAAAGGAATTTGATATTTACGTAAGTTTAGAAAGTAAAAATCTATTCAAGGAATATCAATCGTATTATTGGACTGAATTAAAAGATGGAACAATCATAAATAAACCAATTGATAGATTCAATCATTTAATGGATTCGATCAGGTATGGAGTTTATTCCGAGTATTCAAAACGAAATAATTTCTTTGTCGTTTAATTTTTATCTTTGTTGTATAATTAGAAAGCAAAATGGCATCATTTTTTGATAGGTTTAAAGGGATTTTAAACAAGAACTCGCAGAAAACAAACGAGGCGTTTAATAGGGCGATTTATAATTACTTAGGAGATACAATTGTTTGGAATCCTGAAAACGATGATACTTACATAAACAAGGGGTATAGATATAATTCAACGATTTATTCAATTGTAAACTTGATCACGAAGGCAGCAACAACAATTCCTTTTCAGATTTATCAAGTTGAAAAACAAAATGATTTAAAAAGATACAAGGCATTAACATCGGGAGAATTTAATTCACAGGCGATTCATAATGCAAAATTGATTCAGAAAAATTCAATGATAGAATTGGAAGGAACTGAATTACACGAATTACTTGAAAGACCAAATCCGGCACAATCTTACAATACTTGGTTGTCAGAAATCATCGCTTTTGGAAATTTAACCGGGAACCGATATATTTGGGGGATATCTCCTGATAGTGGTTCCAATGCGGGGAAATATCGTGAACTTTATGTTTTACCATCTCAATCAATGGAAATCGTTTCAGGTGGTATTTTTAATCCTGTTAAGGAATATACATTAAATTATAATGGTACCATCAGGATTGATGCAGAGCAAGTTTGCCACATCAAAGATTTTAATCCATATTACGATGGTACAGGATCGCATTTGTATGGAATGTCGCCATTGAAAGCCGGGTTGAGGTCATTGGATGCTAATAATGAGGCATTGACCACAGGTGTGAGATATTTGCAAAATCAAACTGCAAGAGGGGTTTTAATGTCAGATGAGGGTGATATAAATGAAGTACAGGCGAAGCAATTAAAAGAAAAATTCCGCCAACAATATCAAGGTTCAAACAACGCCGGGGATGTTGTTCTATCTTCAAAAAAATTATCGTGGATCAATTTCGGTTTAAATGCTTCAGATTTATCTTTGTTGGAGCAATACAATGCATCCATCAAGGATTTATGTAATATTTATAATGTTCCTGTACAGCTGCTGAATAATACAGATTCATCAACCTACAACAATATGAAGGAGGCGAAAAAAGCATTATATCAAAATGCGGTGATTCCTGAAATGTTGAAGATTCGTGATGAATTGAACAGATGGTTAACTCCACAATTTGGAAATAATTTATTCATTGATTTTGATTTCACAGTAATTCCGGAACTCCAAGAAGAAATGGACAAAGTAGTTGATCAGATGTCCAAGGCGTGGTGGATAACGCCAAACGAAAAAAGATCATCGATGTCGTTCGGTGCAGATGATGAAAACGAGCAAATGAATCAATATTACATTCCCGCAAATCTTTTACCATTATCGAACGAAGTTGATATTCCTCAACCAACAGAATTAAACTTTGATTTTGAGGGAATGCTAAAATCTGAAGAAAAAGCCAAAGTCAGCGATAAAGTAAAAGTTGCATTGAAAAAGAAAGCGGATGAACATAATGATGAGGTTGGCGATGTAAAAAGTAAACGAACAACTCCCGGTGTTTTATCTGATGTTTACGTTCGTGGTATTGGAGCATATAGAACAAATCCATCATCAGTAAGACCAAACGTTTCATCTCCTGAGCAATGGGCAATGGGAAGAGTGAACTCCTTTTTATTCGCTTTGAGAAATGGTAAATTCAGATCAGGGAAACACGATCAAGATTTACTCCCAAGCGGTCATCCAATGTCATCAAAGAAAAAAGAAACAAAATCAAAAGTTCCAAATTTACCTGATGCTTATACAACACAGGAAGAAGCGGAATCAAGAGCAAGAGCATTAGGTGGAAGTGGTTCCCATTCCCATAGTTACGATGGAGAAACAATTTATATGCCATTTGAATCCCACGAAGAATATGAAAACGCATTAGAAGAAAATAAGTACAACCAAAAACAAAAGAGTTTTAATGATTATCCGCAGTCAGCGACCAATAATGCAAAGAGGATGTTGGAATGGCGTGAGAAATATGGTCGTGATGTTGTAAGGGGTGGAACTGAGGTAGGATGGAAGCGAGCCAATCAACTTGCAAATCGTGAATCCATTTCGTTGGACACAGTCAAACGGATTAATTCATTTTTAGCAAGACACGAAGAAAACGCAAAGATTGATCCTAAATTTAAAGATGAGCCGTGGCGAGATAAGGGTTACGTTGCTTATAATTTGTGGGGAGGTAAAGCAATGGTATCTTGGGCGAAACGAACTGCAAATCAAGATGATTAAAAACTTGGATGATTATTACGATGAATTTGAAGACCAACTCGAAAAGGGGGAGAATATTGAAATATCCCGGTGGAAGTCTTGGTACAAATCAAATTACAGTTTAGGTATCTCAATTTTTCAAGCAACCGGGCAAACAAATGCTTTTAATGGTTTATTCAAATTAGTTGATATTCGTGAATTGTATAAAACTTTGTATCAAAAATTAGGGATGCGATTCGCTTCTTTTTCGGTCAATAGGTTCCAAAACGCATTCCCAAATCCATTCAATGTTTCGGGTTATGATGATATTTGGCGTCAATACTTTGCGGATGTTGGTTTAAAGGTGTCTGAAGCAAGGGGTGGATTAGTTCAGGGTTCAGCAAAAAAACAACTTGAAAGCACATTAAAACGATTGCTGAAGGATGTTGAATTTCAAGCATTAAACGAAAGAGAAGCGGGGAGGATATTACAAGCTAAATTTGATGGTTACGCAGATTGGCAAGCAAGGAGAGTTGTCAGAACAGAATCAATAAACGCAGCAAATAACGCCATTTGGAGGACAAACAATGATATGTATGGAGCGGACAATTTAATGAAAGAATGGATTGCGACAAGGGACAACAGGACAAGAGATGCACATATTGAAGCGAATGGAAAAACTGCTGAATGGAATGAAAAATTTTATGTTGGTGGGGAAAATTTGATTCATCCGGGAAGTGGAGTAAAAGCAGAAAACAATATAAATTGCCGATGTCGGATCGTGCCAATTCATAAAGATGATTTTGAACAATAAATAAATAATTATGATAAATAGACTTTTAAGAAATTTACCAATAATCGCAAAGGATAAACTTTTGCATTTTTTTTACGGAACATTATTAGGGTTCTTTTTTGTTTTAGCATTCGGATGGGGTGGCATTTTGATCGTTTCGTTGGTTGCGATTTTTAAAGAGGCGATTGATTACATCCGATCGGAAGCATTCGGAATCACATTTGTTTATACAGAATCCATTAAAGATATAATTTATACAGTTGCACCATCAATCCTGTTCTTTTTGTTCCAAATTTTAAATTAAGAAAATAATTATCTTTGCAATATGAATAAAATGCTTTATAAATCAACAATGCTTGGGGATTTGGTTGATGCCGATGAAAAAGCCGGTATTGTCAAAGGTTATGGTTCTATTTTTGGAAATGTCGATTCTGATGGCGATATCATCAGAAGGGGAGCATATTCCAAAACAATCAAAGAAAATGGATATAGGGTTAAATATCTTTATCAACACGATATGAATAAACCATTGGGGAAGATGGTTAATTTATACGAGGATGAAAAAGGTTTAATGTTTGAAGCATCTGTTCCAAAAACACAACTTGGAAAAGATGTAATTGAATTAATGAAAGCCGGGGTAATTACAGAAAATTCAGTCGGAATATTACCAATCCAAAAGGAGCAAAAAGATTCTTATAGAGAATTGACAGAATGTAAATTGTTTGAGATTTCTGCGGTTACATTGGCTGCGAATGACCAAGCGATGATAATGAACGTAAAGGGGAATATTGATAAAGATTTGTTCCTAAAAAGATTTGATAATTTATCTAAAGTTATCAGGAAGGGCGATATATCAGATGAACTTGGTTACGCCATAGAGAGTGAACTATTAAAGTTGAAATCATCGGTTTCCGATTTGATCACTTTGCCGGAGCAATCCACAGAGCCGATTGAAACAAAAGATGATCAAAACGAGATTTTTAAATATTTGTATAATTCGTTAAAATAAAAATATGAACGAAGAAGTAAAAAAGCATCTTGACAAAATCGGAGATATTGTAGATGCAAAAATTGAAAAAGCATTTGGGCAATCCCAAGATAATGCAAGAGGTGAAATTGAATCATCTTTAAAAAGTGAAATCAGCAACTTGACAAATGAGTTTGTTGCTAAAAATAAAGAGGCAAACGACAGAATTGATGCCATCGAAATGGCAAATAAAAAATTTGCTTCAAATCAGCCGACAACATTCAAAGGAGCGTTGGACAAAGCCATTAATGAAGGAGCGATTGATTCCATCATAAAAGGTAATGCAAATGCAAGTCGTTTTGAAATCAAGGCGGGTGATATGACAATGGCGAACAGTTATACAGGAGTCGTTGCACAGGAAACAGTTTTGCCAACAATCAAATTTGATCCATCAAGAGCGACACATATTCGCCAATTAATTCCAAACGGATCAACAGATTCACAAACGATTAGATATCCAAAGGAATCCGCTTATGATGACGGAGGTGCTGCAACTTCACAGGGAAGTACATTAGGACAATCAGATTTCGATATTACTGCAACTTCAGTAAATGTTGAGAAGATTGGTACCTTTATGCGGATCACCGAGGAAATGTTAGCCGACACTCCACAGTTGTCAAGCTATCTTTCTGCTCGTGTTCCCGGTAAAATCTTATCAATTGAGGACAACGAGATTTTGAATGGTGATGGTTCATCTCCAAATTTGGATGGTTTATTTACTGATGGTGCTGCATTCGATACATCTTCAGGAGCCGCATTTTATCAATCGGTAGAATCTGCAAATGAATATGATGTTCTTGTTGCTGCATTAAATCAGTTATCATTGGCGAATTATCAAGGAGATTCGATCATTTTAAATCCAACAGATTTGCACAAAATCACGTTGTTAAAATCAACTGCTAATGAATATTTGAAACAACAAATTTTCAGCGGATTACAGCCTACGATAATGGGCATCCCAATTGTTGTAAATACTGCGGTTACATCCGGAAAGTTCTTGGTTGGAAATCTTGCACAAGCTACACAACTTTGGATTCGTGAGAATCTTGCGGTTGAATTTAGCCGAGATGATTCCACAAACTTCAGAGATGGTTTTGTAACAGTAAGAGTTCAGGAGCGAGTAGCTTTGACAAATTATCTGCCAAATGCGATTGTTCAGGGAACCTTCTCAACTGCGAAAACATCAATGGAAACTCCATAATCATTGGCGTTATAAAATTAAGGGAGCATATTTGTTCCCTTTTTTTTTTCCTTTTTTTATATTAAACTTTCTAATTAAAAATATTTTTATATATTTCGATATAAAATAAAAAGATAGAAATTATGAACTTACAATTAACAAAACATCAAATCGATTTAGTAACTAAGGAAGCAGAAGTTTATAGGGTTTTTAATCCTAATTATATATGTGGATTTAGTGGGAGTCTTTGGAATGAATATAAAATAATGGTTAAGGTATATTTTAAAGATGATGAATTTTGGAAAGCTGAAATGTGCAATTGAAAGACAGTAACAAAGCAAAAAGGGGATTCTAGGAATCCCTTTTTTTTATATAAAACTTTCTATTTACAAATATTTTTATATATTGCAGTATAAAACAAATTACAAAATGAAAAAAATCAGACAATTTAGATCAAGACAAGGGCGAACAGATCGCCAACAGTCGGATTCTTTAAAAATTACATTTGCATCCTTTCTTGGATTCGCCATTTGTGTTTTAACTTCCTTAATCTTTAAAATCCTATTATGAAAAAGATACTTTTAAAAATATCATTCGTTTTGGCGGTTTCAATCCCTTGGGTTTTATTAATCGCTTTGTACGAATTAATCGATAAATTTTTTAGCAATGGATTTTAAAAATTATATCGTTGTGAAAAAAATCACAAAGCAACAGAACCGAGTGAATATCCTGAAGGAGTTCAGTTTGTTCCTTGTTTGTTTATCCTTGTCAATGACCGGGGTTTATCACTTAATTTTAACTATATTAAATCAAATTTAGAAATGGAAAAAGGAAACTTTAATTGGGCAGCAACATACTTGAATATTTCTGATGAATGTAAAGATAAAATGCAGCCGAGAGATTACGTTGTTTTATCGGACAAATTACACGAGGTGGACAAGTTGGTTCAAGAAATAAAAAATCGTTAATTATGGACTATTTAAACATCAATAATCCCGATCATCAGCACGAACACGAACACGAATGTTTGGAGTGCGGACAACCATCAGATGCTGAGTTTTGTTGTGGAACTTGTTTTGAAGCATATATGAGATGATATTGTTTTGTCAGGATATAACCTTACAAAACCATTTAAAAAGTAAGGATATAACCTTACAAATGTAGCAGAACAAGGTATAATATTTTTTTTGTGTTTAGTTGTTAAGTTGGAAAGCCGCTTTATTTATTTAAGGCGGTTTTTTTTATCTTTACAATTATATGGACAGCACAGTTCTTGGATGTTTAGCGGAATATTTATTTTGCGTTGAATGTCTTAAAAGAGATATAAACGTTTCAATGCCATTATCACCGGGTTCTGTTTATGATGTTGTTGTTGAGTCAAAAGGGGTTTTATTGAAAGTTCAGGTAAAAAGTCATCAAACAGGGTTACACGATAATAAAAATCCCGTAAAAGTCAATTTCACTTCAAAACGAAAATATAATACAGAGGAAGTTGATTTTTTTGCTATATATGTAAAAAAGTTCAATGGTTTTTTTATTTTTAGAAATAATGGAGAAAGGAGGTCAATTCGTTTATCGTTAACTAATAAAAATTCAAATTTTTTTAATAATTTTGAGTTCGATTGAAATATTATTTGATTTTTGTTTTATATATAGTTGGAAAGCCGCTTTATTAATTTAAGGCGGTTTTTTTTTATCTTTGTTTCAAAAGTTATAAATGAAAATTAAAATTATTAAACAAGTTTACACATCGCAAGGTTGGAGGAATGAAGGGGCAATTTTTGAACTTGATCCAAAGACTGCGAGGCATTATATAAAAAAGGGCATCGGAATTGAATACAAGGAGGAAAAGGCAGAAAAAGAAACAAAAGAATTAAAGCCTAAAAGAAAATATACAAAACGAAAAAAATGATGTCTGATCTTTTAACACAAATAAAAATAAGTTCTACAATCGGAAGCGAGGTTATATCGGTTCAGGATGTCAAGGATTTTGTGAGAATTGATACTTCTGCTGATGATAGTTTGATTTCCCGAATGATTACAACTGCAAGGGAATGGGCAGAAAATTATATGACGAGGGATATTGTTTCAAAATCTCGAATTTATTATTTGCCAAAAGTTGATTATCATTTTTTGTTGCCATTTGCTCCAATTACTTCAATTTCTCAAGTGGAAGTTGATGGAACAGTAACAACAGATTATAAGCTATTCGGATTAAACGAACAAGTTGTTTTATTAAATTCATTACCATCGGAGGAGGTCAAAGTAACTTATGTAACAACCGGGTTACCTGATGAATTGATAAAACAGGCATTGTTGCAGTTGGTCGCAAGTTATTACGACAACAGATCAAATTTTGTGGTTGGTGAATCAGTAAATGAGATTCCAACAGGAACAAAAACAATTTTAACATCTTTCAAAACAATGTTCATTTAATGGATTCCGGGAAGTTAAACACGAGGGTTGAAGTTTACAGATTGACAAAAACTGCTGATGATTATGGTGGCTTTACTTCAACACAAAGTTTAATTTATCAGATATGGGCATTTAAAAAGGATTTAAGCGGTGAAATTCGCCAAGAAAACGGAAAGAGGTCAAAGTATAACGAAATAGAATTAATCATTAGAAAAAAGACTGCTGATAATATTTTAATTGGCGATCTACTGAAGATTGAAAACATTTCGGGTAAATATCGATTAAATGAAAAGTTTGACAACATTGATCGTTTTTTCACAAAAATAAAAGCAACATATCGTGAAGAATGAATTTAGCGTTAACGAAAATGATTTAAGGAAATTAAATCAAAAACTTGGTAAATTATTCGCCATTGATAAAACAGTTGCATCAAATTTGATTGACAGATTCGCAATCAAATCGGAATATGATATTGTAAAAGATGCTCCTGTTGATACCGGAAATTTAAGAAGCCAAGTACATAAAAAAACAAATGACAAAGAAGCATTGATTGAATCTCAAGCATTTTCAAAAATAAATCCAACTTTTGATTATGCTTTGGTTCAGGAGTTTGGATCATCAAGGAGAAAACCAAAACCATATTTTTGGAATAACATCTATAAAAATTACAATGTACTTTTGTCAAGGATTGACAAGGCAATTAAAAAAGCGATAAAATGATTGAGGCATTACATTATTTAAGAAAGGCAATCATTGACAGGTTAAGCGGTTCGATCGTTTTGAATAGTCAAAATGTACCTGTTTATAATAGAGTTCCATCCGATGCAACGGAGCCATTTATCAAAGTTTATTCCTTACAAAATGAGGAAACTGATTTTAATAGGGATTCATATATGTTGGACTGCATCACGAGAATTGATGTTGTTACTTCCTTTGATGGAGATTCCGGTGGTGAATTAGATGCAAACGAAATTGTTTCGCAAGTTTTAAATTTAGTAAGAACGAGAGAAGGAAACGAACTTGTTCAAAATGGAAACTTTGCTGATGGTTCTACTGATTGGACAACTTTAGGTGATGTTACAATAACAGGGGGAGAAGCAGTTTTTTTTGGAACTGATGAAATATCAAGAATAAGGCAATCTAATGTTTTTCAAATTGGTCAAGAATTTACTTTGAATTATCAAATAACAAGTTATATTTCCGGTTCTTTATCAGTTGTAAGATTTGGAGTTGATGATGATAATGGTATTGAAATACCTACAACCGTTGGATGGCATTCAGTAACTGCGAATGCGTTTCAAAATGAATTGCAGATAAAACGCAAGGGAGATCCAACAACATTAAACATCACAAATATTTCTGTAAAACCCAAATTGAGTTATTTTAATTTGGCTGAAAATGGTTTAAAAGTTTATACATCTGTTTTAATAAATACAACGTATTTTGAAGAGGATGCCGAGGATAAAACATATTTTAGGACAATAATTGAATTATCAAATAAAGTTCAGAAAATTTAAAAAATGGAAGATTTAAAAATATATGGATAAATCAGACAAAACAGTTTATTACATTGTCAGCGATGATAAAAAAACAACATTTCATTTTGGAAAATTTCAAGAAGGTCAAGTTTTAAAAAGTAGTTTAGATATTATTGAACAATTTGAAGACGAAGAAGAATTTTTATTACGATTGGATCAAATAAATCCCAATTTTAAAAATGACTATTTTGATTTAACAACTGATGAATTGAATCAATATTTAGAAAATTTGAACAACCAATTTTAAAAAATGGAAGATTTGAAAATATATGGATTGAGTTTTGGAGCGATTTTAATTAGTGTAATAAATCAAATAAATCCATATTTACAAACGATTGTTTTGATTACTTCTATTATTTATACTATTTTAAGAATCATAAAAAATTTAAAAGGAAATGGCAAAGATTGATTTTGATGGAGATGGTAGGGCGGATTTCTCCATTTCGCTCCCAAATATTGTGATGTTATTGGGTGGAATTGTTTCAATCGTCAGTTCTTATTTTATGCTAAATTCTAAAATTGAAAAAGCGATGATTTCGCCAATTCAAGAGGTATCTCAAAAAGATTTAAAATACCTGAAGGATGAGGAAGATTTAAAGATAATGAAACTCGAAAAAGATATTGAGGATAACAAAGGATATATAAAAGCCTTGGAAATAGAATTACGAACTCAATATAAACGAAAATGAAAATTGATTTTGGTTTGATAGTTGGTTTATTAATCATTTTAATTTTGACTATTTTTTATTTTAATTTATGAGGGATATAGATAAAATCATAATTCATTGTTCAGCAACACGAGAGGGGCAAGATGTTTCGGTTGATACCATCAGGAGATGGCACGTTGTTGAGAGAGGTTGGTCTGATATAGGTTATCATTATGTCATTGGTCTTGATGGAAGTATTCAAAAAGGTCGTTTAAACAACGTTCAGGGAGCTCATACGAAGGGACACAATAAAAACAGTTTAGGAATTTGTTATATTGGTGGATGCGATCAAGATTTAAAACCAAAAGACACAAGAACAGATGCACAAAAAAGGTCTTTTTTAATTTTGTTGGAAGGGTTAAAATCTATTTATCCAAAAGCAAAGATATATGGGCATAATGAATTTAGCAGTAAGGCGTGTCCATCATTTGATGTAAAAAAATATTATGGGCATTTATGAATAAACCATTCAGAAAAACAAAAGTTGGACAATTTTTGGCAAAGGTTTCGCCAAAGATTATTGATAAAATTGGCGATGTTCTTCCTGATCGTGGGGCGTTGGGCGTTATTAAAAATTTAATTGACAAGGATGAAGAATTGACAGATCAACAAAAAATGATCGCCAACAATCATTTGAGGGAATTTTATCAATTAGAAATTGAGGATCGGGATTCAGCAAGAAAG